CAGTAGTGTCTAGTGGAGGAGCAACTCCAGCGATTAGTATGCCAGCCGCAACCACATCAGTTAGTGGTTATTTGACTTCTACCGATTGGACTACTTTTAATAACAAAGGTAGCGGAACAGTTACAAGTGTTGGTGGAACAGGCACAGTCAACGGCATTACATTAACAGGCACAGTTACATCAAGTGGTAATTTAACCCTTGGTGGAACATTAGCAAATGTAAGTCTTGCAACACAAGTAACTGGTAATTTGCCTGTTACTAATTTAGGTAGTGGTACATCTGCATCTGCTACAACTTTTTGGCGTGGCGATGGCACATGGGCAACACCTAGCGGTAGCGGTGGTGGCGCAACATTAGATGATGTTATTGCACTGAGCATCGCTCTTGGAGGATAAAAATGGCAAATACTTTTAATAATGCACAAGCGGTACTGAGTACCACAAGTGTCACAGACGTATATCAAGCACCAGCAACTGCTGGAAACGTGGCAATTGTTTTGTCTGTTTTATGTGCAAACGTAAATGGAACTGCATCTGCTGATGTGAGCATCATAAAAACAAATAGCAGTAATACAGAGCAATCTAGGTTGGCTCATACTATTCCAGTACCCGCTGATACTTCGCTTGAAGTAGTCGCAAACAAGATTGTTTTAAAAGCAGGAGAGAAGTTAAGGGCGCAAGCAAGTGTTGCAAACTATATAAATGTAACTATCTCTGCTTTGGAGATTACATGAGTAAGGTTCATCTTGCTAGAAGTGGTTTTATTACTAAGGCGGCATTACCGTCTATTACTCGGCAAAGAGGAACGACTACTGGTACTTCTAATTTAATGCTATTTGGTGCTGGCAAAACAACTGTTGCTAACAATACAACATTTATTGACAGTAGTTCAAACGCATTCACAGTTACTAGAGCTGGCGACACCGTTCATTCTGGACATAATCCTTTTAGTACAGTAAGTGATGGGTCTGCATATTTCGATGGTACTAATGATTATTTGACTGTAGCAAGTAATACAGCTTTTGATTTAGGGTCAGGAAATTTTACTATTGAAGCTTGGGTATATCAAACTTCTTATTCATCTGCTACTGCTCCTATTGTTGGAAGATGGTCGGCTTCTGGTTCGCGTAGTTATCGTTTAGATGTATCTTCAACAGGCGCTTTAGTCTTTAACTGGAATGACTCAAATTCGTTAACCAGTTCTTCTAGTGCTGTTCCTATAAACCAATGGTCACACGTTGCCGTAACTCGAAATGGAAGTACGCTTACACTGTTTGTTAATGGTGCAGTTGTAGCGTCTGGTACGATTTCTGTATCTATTGGACAAAGTGCTACGTTTCTTACAGTAGGTATAAATTATGAAGCTTTCGCACTTAGCCTGAGCGGATGGAATATTTTAGGTTATGTAAGTAATTTAAGAATTGTTGTTGGTACAGCCGTCTACACCTCAGCATTCACCCCGCCTACAAGCGCACTAACAGCAATAACTAATACTCAATTGCTTTTGCTTACTGATAATTACAGTATTGTAAATAGCACATCAACAGTTTTGCCAGTAACTATTACTGGTAATTCAACAATATCAACAGCCCAGTATCCAACTGGAATGACAAGATCAATTTATTTTGATGGTACTGGTGACGTTATTTCTATTCCAGATTCAACTGCACTTAATTTATCTTCTGGAGATTTCACCGTTGAATGTTGGGTGTATTTAAATACAACATCAGGAACACAAACTGTAATTTATAAAGGTACAAATTCTACTTCTGTTTTCGGAACTCATAGCATAGCAATTATTAGTGGTGCGGCTACATTTTTATGTACTACAAGTGGAAGTGCTTATGAAGTAACAATCAACGGCGGTTCTTTATCTACGGGTCAATGGTATCACTTAGCATTTACACGATCAGGTTCTTCATTTAGAGCGTTTATTAATGGAACACAAACTGGAAGTACTGTAACAAATGCAAATAATTTAAATACAAATGCTGGTACGACATTAATTGGTGCTGGTAATCCTACGGGTTCAGTACAAAATTTAAATGGATATATCTCCAACTTACGTATCGTAAAAGGTACTGCTGTATATACGGCTAACTTTACAGCACCATCAGCACCATTATCAGTAAATATTTCAGTTCCAGCGAATGTAACCAACGCAATTTATGGAGTTAATCAACTAGCATGACATGGACTAATACAAATGGCGAAACAAGCGCAGACCGCCCAACTAGAGTGCGCTTACCAGATTTCACAACACGCACAAGCGAGGCTGTTACAGATGAAGTATTGGCAGAGGCTGGATGGTCATGGGTTGTGCCAATAACAGAGCAAATATCTGTCGAGGTAATGACAGGGGTTACTGGCACATCATCTTGAGATGAAGACTATTGATGAACAACAAGCAGAAATCTTCATGGCATATGCCAAAAAAAGGAAACGTATGAGTGGATGGGATGACCTAGAAGGCGACACAGAAGCTATTCAATTAGATCAAAAGCATATTGATATAAACCTCTTGATAGCAAGAACATTTGCTACGGAAGAGGGACAGAAGGTGCTAAGTTGGTTGAGAGAAACATTTCTTGAACAACCGACTTGGCAACCGGGTGCGGAGGACTCCTTTGGGCATTGGAGGTCTGGACAGAACACTGTCATCCGTGAAATTGAAGCCCGTATTAAGAGAGCAAAAACCTAATGAGTGAAGAAGCAAATGACAACTCTGGCCTGCTAGATGGCGTGTCTGTTGAAGACCCCAGTCAGCCGACAACCAGTAGCCAAGAGCAATCCACTATCGAACACATTCAAACACCAGCCGGTACTGAAGACGATACACCCCTAGACAGACCAGACTTCTGGCCAGAGAAATTCTGGAACAAAGACAAAGCGGAGCCTGATCTAGAGGGAATTAGCAAATCTTACGTAGAACTAGAAAAGAAGTTCAGGGCAGGCGGCCACAAAGCTCCTGAAGGCGGAAAGTACAACTTAGAAGCCATTGAAGGACTAAGTCAGGACGATCCAGTTGTCCAGTCTTACCTTGGATGGGCGCAAAAGTATGGCATTAGCCAGCAGGCTTTTGAGGATTTAGCCAAAGAGATTACTACTATGGGCGCTAATAACGTCCAGCAAGCCCAGTTATCGGCCCGTAAAGAGCGTGAAGCACTTGGTCCTAATGCAGATGCCATCATTGGCAACATGACCTCTTGGGCGCGTGGCATGGTTCAAAAGGGAATCTGGTCTGGTGACGACTTTGAGGAATACAAAGTATGGGGCGGAACAGCACAGGGCATGAAGGCTTTGATGAAGTTACGTGAAACTTACGAAGGCCGTGTTCCAGTAGAAACTTTGAAGAATAGCGGAGAAACTGCTATGTCTGATGAGGATTTAGCCGGCATGGTTGCTGATCCCAAGTACAAGAATGATGCGGGATATCGTGCAAAGGTTGAAAAACTCTTTGAAAAGAGGTATGGTTAGGGGGCTGGCGTAAGTCAGTTTTCATGGACCTTTCCTTCTGGACTTAGCCCCTACTTGCGTGGGGGCTTTTTTTCGTCTATACTCAATTCCGTCAGCGTAACGGCACGACAACTCAGAACCCTTTGGCTCTGGCTTTCTAGCTCGAAAGAGACACGCCGTTACGTGGAAAGTCAGGACCAGAGGGTTTTTTCTTTCCCGACTCGGGAACTATGCGGTACGTCGGTGGTAGAACCTTAAATAACCCTGTAACACGAGCGAACCAGAGCAGGGGCGGTGGGCTAAGAATAGAGCCGGGTGGTAGTGGATAGAGCCTCGCGTATGCGCCTCAATCCATATAAGTCTGTTCAGCGTGATGCGATGGCATGGCTCCGAGTAGCAATTCATCCAAGCGTAGCGATGCTGTGTTTTGACACGGTATAGGCTACGCTTTGCTCAAACATTCACCAAGTAGCAATTAAGGGAATAGATGCTTATATGTCCATGTGGCGGTAAGGTTAGCCAAGCGGAGTTGACTTCTGGCAGGGAGCGCAGGAGTTGTGCTGATTGCGGTAGGTATGAAATATTTTTAAATACCCCCTTGACAAACGTACAAAATGCTTATAATGCAAACACTGACAACCGCAAGGCCAGTAATGATAGTAGTCTATTCAGGGGTGCGCTGTAAGGCACAAGTCTTGGCCCAGAATTTTCTGGACAACCGTTGGCGATAAACATTTCATCAACCGTTTTCTAGGAGAAAACACATGGCTATTAGCATTTCCAATGCTTTCGTCACGCTGTTCGACACGGAAGTAAAACAAGCGTATCAAGCTGATGCTGTCTTGCGTAATACTGTTCGTCTACGTACTGGCGTTACTGCAAGCACACATAAGTTCCCAAAGATCGGCTCTGGCGTTGCACAAGTTCGTGTACCACAGACTGACGTTACCCCACTCAATGTCACTTATTCACAAGCAACTGTCACGTTAACTGACTACATTGCGGCTGAATACAGTGATATATTCAATCAAGCTAAAGTCAACTTTGACGAGCGCCAAGAGTTGGTGCAAGTTGTTGCTAAGGCGATTGGTCGTCGTTCAGACCAGATGATCATTGACGCATTAGCGGCATCAAGCACTAGCTTGACAGTTGCTACTAGCATTGGTGGCGCTGGTACAAACTTGAATATGGCTAAATTGCGTGAGGCATCACGTTTGCTAAATACTTCAAACGTACCCGCAGAAGATCGCTATATATTGATCCATGCATCACAGTTATCAAGCCTTTTGTCTGAGACTGCTGTCACAAG